CCAGTGGCAACAAAATCCTACATCTGAAGAAACGGCAATGATCAAAAGGGAGTGGTGGACTCCGTGGGAAGAGGATGAAGTGCCGAAGTTAGATTACATTTTGCAGTCGTATGATACGGCATACAGTAAAAAAGAAACGGCAGACTATTCTGCCATTACAACTTGGGGTGTGTTTGAGCCGAAAGCCAACGGACAACAGCATTTAATTATGCTTGATGCGAAGAAAGGGCGTTGGAGTTTTCCAGAGTTGAAAGAGATTGCGATAGAAGAAAACGAATATTGGGAACCAGATATGATGCTTATCGAAGCAAAAGCTAGTGGTCAACCCTTGGCAGACGAACTGCGATTACAAAATTTACCAGTCTTGACATTTAGTCCAGGCAGACGTAAAGGGGGTAACTTAGACAAAACGACAAGGATGCACATTGTTTCTCCTATTTTCGAATCTGGAAAAGTGTGGTATCCTAGTGGGGAGAAGTTTGCAGAAGATGTAATAGAAGAAGTTGCATCTTTTCCAAATGGCGACCATGACGACTATTGTGATAGTATGACAATGGCAGTTATGAGATTTAGACAAGGTGGCTTTGTTACACTTGATGGCGAAGATGAAGGGGAGGATTGGTATCCTCGATCACGAAGGGAGTATTACTAATGAAAAAGAAACCTGTAAAAAAGAAAATAAGAATAGTCAAAAATAGATTTTCGGATAGAATGTTACCAAATAAAAAGAAAACAACTAGGATCGCATAGTGTCAGATACTGCCTTTCAATATAGCATAGACCAAGCACAAAGACTTTTTGGTAAAGGTCTTGAAGTCTTTGGTAAAAGAGGTGGTATTGCTAGTCTCGAACAGTACGGTAGAGACTTAGTAGAAAAACAAGATCAAGATATTAGAGAGGGTAACTACCAACCAGAATATACAATGGGACTTCGTGAAGCCTACCAACAAGGTGGTCTTTCTGATGCTGTTGGTTGGATTGCAGAAAAGACTGGAGAGAATATTGCAACAAGTGGTGTTGCGATTGGTGGTGGTTTAGCAGCAGCTTTGACCGCACCGTTCAGTGTTCCAGCCGCAGCGTTACTTGGTGGCACAACCATTTTAACTAACATTGCCATGTCTACTGGTGAAGTTGCAGACGAAATGGAGCAAAAAACTGGCTCGTATAACGAAGCAGTCGCCATTGGTGCTGGTACGATTATGTCAATTTTAGATCGTTTTGGTGCTGGTAAAGTCATTCCAAAAGATGAATTATTATCTATAACTGGTAAACAACTTATCAAAAGACTTGGAGAAGCTGGTAAAGTTAGTGCTGCAAAAGAAATAGGAAAGCGTATTGGTAAGTCTGTTGCTTTTGAGGGTGCTACAGAAGGACTTCAAGAAGGTGTGGTTATGGGATCAACTGCCTTGACTGGCGGTGAATATACTGGTGAACAGATTGCAGATAGATTATTAGAGGGTGTTGTACTTGGTGGTACGATGGGTGGTGCAGTGACCACGGGCATTGAAACATTAAGACAAGGACCTGGAGTTGTGGATCTTGTAGGAGATATTTTTAAAAACGGCAGTATGAATCCTTCTCAACAATTCGCAATTCAATTAGCTGGTAACTTATCTAATCTTCCTACAAAAGTGGACGATGTACCACCAACCAGTGCTGAAATTTTACTTAACGAAATAAAAGGTGGAGGAACTGGTGGCGGTGATCCTCGTACATTTGCAGAAAAAGTAGAAGATAATCAAGATGTTGTATCTGAGGATGATAGTAATTTAGATGAAGATCAGTTCTTCTTTAGTCCAGAACTTACAGGCCCATCTGTTGGAAATGAACTAGCTCAAAAAGAAGCAGATGACGAAAAAGAAGAAATAAAACAAAAAGCCATGAGAGACACAGATGAGACCTTGGCTAAAGCCGATGATTACATAGGAAGTAGTCTCGAAAAACAAAAAGGTATAATGCCCACTAACCTTGACCCAAATGCTGGCGTTAGAGAAGATATCATAGCACATAACTTTAAGAAAGGGTTAAAAGCTGCAAAAAACAAAGAAAGAAATAGAGGCGATGCAAACGTAGTTGTTTCTCCGTTAAGAATTAAACTTGTTAAGTTTGCCAACAAAGTTGGCTTGAAAAACCCTATCAAGGTATCAGATTTATACGAAGATTTATTGGCTCAAGATTCTCAAAGAGATGGATCTGTTGGTTTTTTAGCTAGACCTACAGTTGATTTTGTAGAAGCGTCAGAAACAAGGTACAAGCCAAAAGATGATTTAACTCCAGAACAAAAGAAACAATTCGGTGATTTAATTAGAAACGCACCTAAAATTAGAACTCCTATTTTAGATGATAAGGGTAAACCAGTATTAGATAAAAAAGGTAATACTAAAGTTAGAGAGACACCAGATTTTTCAAAGATTCCAGAGATAGAAGAGTTAGGTATTAAAATTGAAGTGCCTACAAAAATAAGAAAAGTAGAATCTAGGTTTGATAACGAGGCTCAAAGTTTAGAAAGAATTACCCACAACAAAGGTGGCGAGGCGTTCATGTCTGGCTTGGAAGAGTATCTTGCAAGAAACTATAATGAGACAAAGACAATGCAAGAGATTCTCTATGAGTTTGATAGGATGCGACCTACTGTTACATTTGAAGTTAGAAGTGACCTTAACAGAAATGTAGCCGCTCCACCCTTTACAGTTTCACCTTTATCACAAGGTGAGATTATGGCTAATCCAGGATTAGCTCAAGGTTTAGTTACACCAGAATTGCAGAATACATTACAGACCACACAAAGAATTTTTAATTCTTTTGCAACGGCAAATGGAGATCCTTTGTACCCTGAAAATGATCAGTCTGTTTTAAATAATAGAGGACAATCGCCCGCGGTTGGTATGCCGACTGGTAAAAAAGCAATAGTAGATAGTATTGCTATCGTGGCTAAAAATCCAGATCAAGATCGAATTGACGCTGGTGTGTTAACAAATAGTCCGATTATAAAAGCGTACAGTCAAAGAACAGATCTAGGTTCAGGTAGCAAAACACTAGAAGAACAAAGAAAAGAAGCTGGATTTGGAAAGGAGTTAAGTTTACCACACGATTATTATAATAAAGGTTTTGCGTATACCAGAGCTTCGATTGTTGAGGGACTAGATGATAAACTTTATGCCATATTAGAAGAAACACAAACAGATGTGACAAGAACTATGGAAAACTTACTGGATTTTTCTAAACCAGAGTATGACGTAGCGTTACCACTTGGTGGTGTACCAAATTTATTATCTGGTGCAATCGACTCAGCACTTGACGGAAACGATCCTTATCTTACAAAAAAAGCAGCGTTGTTAGGCGGAACCTCTTTTTCTGATAAAAGACCAGTCAAAAATCTTAGACGAACAAGAGATACTTTAGAACAGCACAATTTTCTATCGCCAAGTGAAAAAAACAAGATACATGTGTTAGATCAAATGGATGCTGACATGCCAGATAAAGATGCTCCCTCTCAATTTGGAACAGACATTGAAGCCAGAAGAAAAAAGATGGAAGAAGCAAAAAAGACGATGGATTATGTTGATAAAGAAATAACAGCTATAAATAAGCAAATTAAAAATTTTACTTTAAGCACAGTTGCACCACAAGAAGCAACAAAGTTTGCAAGCATGGGACTTAGAGACTTAAAGACTTTTCAAAAGTTTATAGTGCCTCGTATGAAACAAGTCTTTAAAACTTTAAGAAAAAAAGAGCAGAGTTTTCTAACTCCAGCATCAGGAGGTACGAGCACTATTAGACCAAGACAATTTAGCTTTCGTCAAGAGATAGACCCAGATCAAACATTATTTGCATTTGATGAAATGGTTGAAAGAACTTTGTGGTCAGATGAGGACTATGGAGCCTTTGCAACCGAGATGGCAGAAGCAATTCAAAAAGAGGTAGAAGATAAAACTGGAGAGGAATTTTTTGATCCAGATGATTTGCGTAATGAAGGCGTAATAACGAGTGCCGAGGCATTTGTTTTAAAAAGATATGATGAACCCTATCGTTTAGCTGAAAAATCAAGAGCGGGGTTTGACGATCCTCTTAATCCAGCAGTAGCAGGATTTGCAGACATGGGTTTTCCCATAGATGGTGTGCCGAGAGATTTTTTTGGAAGAGAAGTTATACGAGAGTTTTATGGTACTGCAAATAATACCGCAGGGGAGTTAGGAGGAATAAATAACGATGGTGCTGTATCTGATGTAAAATTTATAGATCGATACAAAATGTTAGATCCTGGTCCTAAAACCACTCAAATATTTACAGATCAAGGAGTTGTTGCCCTAAAAAAGTTTTTATCTGGAAGTAAGATGTTAAACAAACTTAATGAGATGGGTTTTAAAAGTCAGAATGATCATCAACAGACGATGAGCACAATTACTGCTCCAGACGACATACACTTATACGAAAGAAACAAAGATGTTTTTGGTTTAATTATGAAACATATGCCGTTTGCATCAAGTGACGCATTTGATTTATCAAATTCAGGAGTGCCAGGTCTAAACGAAAGTAGACAATATACAGCTCGTTCAAAAACATATAATCATGGTCGGACTGAAAAAGAACTTCTTATGACAAACTTTTATAATCCAGGTGAATCATTTGATACAGATCCAGTTGAAAGAATCAGAGACGATGCAGTTAACATACTAAGATATATGACAGACGGAAGCAGACCAGGTGTTCGCCCAGAGGACATTAGAGATTATGACGCAAGAGATCTTAAGAAGGGTTTTGGTGGTTTGTATGGTATTAATGAAACTAGCAGAAGTAGTTTTTACGGTAATGTTTTACCAACAGACATAGATAAAGCAAGGGATGCTTTTGAAATGGCTTTCAACCTAGCTGTTAAAGATGCTATGCACGAGGCTATAAATGAAAAAGCACTGGATTTTGTTAAACATAAAACTGCTTCTGAGTTAGTAAGAAAGCATAAAAAAGCATTAGAGAGAATAGATACCAGAAGAATTATAGAAGAAAATATTGATATGACTGGTCTAGACAGTGAGCTTTCTCTTTATAACAAAGACATAGATCCATTAAGTGATGCCTCTTATCCAATAAAAGCAAGTCCATCTTCAGTTTTTTTTGAAAAAGTTACACAGCAAATAAAAGACAGTATGCCTGCATCTGTATTAAAAGATGCAGAAAAATTTCTGTCTGATGCTATTGATGAAGTAACAGATGAAATAGGTTTTGTGCCAGAAGATGGTTCGTACAGAGAATACATGGATCGATTGATGAGAGATGCCAGACACACTGTGGGAGAAATGGTGCTAGAGAAATACTCAAAACAACTTGGATTAGACAATCCAGATAAACTTAAGAAAAAACTATTAATAAACTCTATATTAAATAGACAGAAACAAGGAATTAGTCCTGTTTCATTAAAGATTGATGGTCTTAAAGAGGAATTAAAAAAGAATCTTTCTGTTTTAGAAAAGTTTAAATACAAAAATGATGAGGTTGCTAGACGATTTTTTCAGATAAGAGAACGATTGAGACCTCAGCCGTTTGAAGATGGAGATCACAAATATTCAACAGATACTGATCCAACATTAGGTAATTTTTATCAACTTTTTACAACTCAAGCCTATCGAGGATACATGCAAGGAGATAAAGAAAGAGCAGATAGCTTGCAGGAGAAAGCAGATCAACTTGTCTATAAAAGAGGCGAGGCTAAAAAAATATTTGAAGAGAACGAAGTTGGAGAAGATCACAATAAAGAGATAGAGAGACGATTTAAAAAGCTCAATGATTTTATACAAGATCATGCAAAAGATTATAATTATTCTCCAGAAGAATTAAAAGAAGCTGCAAATAGACTTATTAAACATCTTATTTCATCAGTGCGAGGTGGTTATAACGTATACACGAGATACCCACATACTGGTACAATGACACAAGCAGCTAGAGGAATGATGCACGGTTTAATACATAATCTTACAGATCCTAGATTTGAGAGATTATATGGCAAACCAATATCAGGTATTATATTCCCTCATAGACTAGATTTATATCATCCTAGATTTTTAGAAGATGGAAGTTTGCGTAATGAATCCACCAAGAGAACCTTTGGTATGGGAACATATGGCACAGTGCTACAAGATATAATGGAAAGATTTGAAAGGGCTGGTGCGGGTGTAGATAGAGATAGAGTTTTTACTTTTAAAAATTTTAACGATCCAAACTTCAATAGACTATCTCTGAGAAGACCAGTACAAGGAGTTATTGATTTATCACCAGGCTCTGCTGGAAGAAGACTAGCAGAAGGAAAGTTTACTTTTAGAGCAAAAGGTGGTTATATAGACCTTAGAAGAAAGGCGAGCTAATGGCAGAAGAAACTAGAGATTTACCACAAATGGTAGAAAAAGCTGCAGGAGCAGGTGGAGCACCTAGAACAATAGAAGAAGAACTTGCTTTAGAAATACAAGATGACGTAGAAGAATTACCAGAGGGTGTAGAACTCGACACTGGTGAGGAACCAGTTATTGAACCAGAAGTCTACGATCATGGAGCTAATCTTGCAGAAGTTATGGATGAGGGTGATTTAGCTTCTCTTGCTTCAGAGTTACAAGCCAAGGTAAAAGAAGATTTAGACTCAAGGTCAGATTGGGAAGAAGCGATAGCCAAGGGACTTAACTTGCTTGGTATCAACTATGAAGATAGAAGTGATCCATTTCTTGGTGCGAGTGGTGTAACACATCCGCTGTTGTCAGAAGCCACAACACAGTTTCAAGCACAAGCCTACAAAGAAATGTTACCAGCTGGCGGTCCAGTAAAAACACAAATACTTGGTGTGCCAACAAAAGAAACAGAAGATCAAGCACAGAGAATAAAAGATTACATGAATTTTCAAGTTATGGAAGTTATGGAGGAGTACGATCAAGACACAGATCAAATGCTTTTCTATTTACCACTTACTGGTTCTACTTTTAAAAAAGTTTACTTTGATCCAACCAAACAAAGAGCCGTGTCTAAGTTTGTGCCAGCCGAAGATTTGATCGTGCCTTATTCTGCTTCTGATATAAGAACAGCAGAAAGAGTGACACACATGGTGCGAATGAGTTACAATGAAATTCGTAAACTACAAGTCGCTGGAGTATATAAAGATGTGGAGTTATCTGCTACAGATTCTGGAGAAGATGAAGGATCTATCCAAGAAACAACTAATGAGCTTCAAGGATTATATCCAAATTATTCAGATGATAGTTACACCTTACTTGAAATCCATGTGGACTTGGACCTGGAAGGTTTTGAAGATATGGATTCTCAAGGGCAGCCTTCGGGTATTATGCTCCCTTATATTGTTACCCTTGATCAAACTTCTGGCAAAGTTTTATCAGTGGTTAGAAACTTTAGAGAGCAAGATCCGTTAAAACGTAAGAGGCAATACTTTGTACATTTTAAATTTTTACCAGGTTTTGGTTTTTATGGTTTTGGTTTACTACATACAATCGGTGGTTTGTCTCGTGCAGCCACATCAATATTGAGGCAATTAATAGATGCAGGTACTTTATCAAATCTTCCAGCTGGTTTTAAAGCGAGAGGTGTTCGTATTCGTAATGATGACGATCCTCTTAATCCTGGTGAGTTCAGAGATATCGATGTCCCAGGCGGAGATCTCAAAAATTCAATCATACCACTGCCATACAAAGAGCCATCAGCCACACTAGCACAACTTTTAGGTGTAATTGTTGACTCTGGTAGACGTTTTGCACAAGTAGCAGACGCAAAAATTAGTGATGTAAACTCACAAGCACCAGTTGGAACGACTGTTGCGTTGATTGAACAAGGCTCAAAGATTATTTCAAGCATACACAAGCGTTTACACTACGGACAAAAACAAGAATTTAGAATGTTAGCAGAGATTTTTGCAGAAAATCCAATGCCTTATCCGTATTTTGTAGGTAATGTAGCACCACAAATCATGGCAAATGACTTTGATGGGCGTATAGATGTGCTACCAGTCAGTGACCCAAGCATATTTTCTATGGCACAAAGGTTATCTTTGGCACAAACACAGTTGCAACTAGCACAAGCTGCACCAAATTTACATAATCAATACGAGGCATACCGAAGAATGTACGATGCTCTTGATGTTAAGAACATAGATGGCATTTTACCACCACCTCAACCACCTCAACCAGTGGATCCAGCAACAGAAAATGCTAATTCTATCAAAGGTATGCCTTTACAAGCGTTTCCACAACAAGATCACGAGGCACATTTGAGAGCACATGCTGTATTTTTATCAAATTTAGCGGCACAAACCAATCCTCAAGGTTATGCCTTGCTTCAATCTCATGTTCAAGAGCATGTTGGACTATTAGCAAGAGACCAAGTGACTAAATTTTTCCAAACAGCGATGCAAGAGGCTATGGCAAAGGGAGAACAAGTGCCTCCGCCTCCACCAGAGGCTATTGAAGCTGCAATATCACAACAAATTGGTGAAATATTAAGAGAAGTTATGCCAGTTATAGAGCCAGCACAAAAACCAGACCCACTTGTAGACATAAGACAGAAGGAATTAGAGAACGATACGGTAGAAATACAAAGAAAAGCCGTGAATGACATGATGAACTTCCAAATTGATCAAGCAAAACTGGCACAAGCGTTTGAATTAGCAAAACAAAGGAAAGAAACGCAAGAACAGATAGCAGAAGACCGTAATGATGTGAATATTTACAGAATAAACACGCAGGCTTCTCTGAAAGGAAAGTAATATGGATCCCGCCACTATTGGTTTAGCCATTACCGCCGCTTCGAAAGCCTTCGGAGCCATAAAGGCTGGATTTGCCGCAGGCCGTGAGATTGAGTCTATGGGAAAAGACCTCTCACGCTGGATGTCCGCGGTTTCAGATGTGGATAATGCCGAAAAATCAGCGAAAAATGCGTCAGCCTTGCGAAAATTATTCAAAGGAAAAGAGATAGAAGCGTCTGCTATCGAGGCTTTTACAGCAAAAAAGAAGATGGAAGCACAACGACAAGAGCTAAAATCATTTATAAATTTTCACTACGGGGCCAATTCTTGGAATGAGATTTTGGCGATGGAAGCGGAGATAAGAAAAAAACGAAAAGAGGAGATCTATGCCAGGCAGGAGCTCATTAGAAAAATCTGGGAATACATAGGTTGGTTTATCTTGTTTTGCACTATTATAGGATTTATAATATTATTAGCTTGGATATATAAAGAAAATAGAAGATGAGACAGAAAAAATTACAAGATAAATCTAAATATGCACAGTATGACATCGATAATGATGGTATTGTTAGTGATGAAGAATTTGAGCACATGGCTGAAATTAAAAGACTTGAACACGATCTACGAAAGCAAAGAGCACAAAGACGTATGGCTACTGCTAGTTTGGTTGCTATGGCTACTTTTACTGCTGCGATGTTTTTTGTCGATCTCGACAGAGTCAAAGCACTTGCCGATATTAGTAATCTGTTTTACATCACTGGGGGTGGCATCGTTGCTGCATATATGGGAGCATCTGCGATAATGAATAGGAGTGGAAAATGATACAAGCCTTAATAGGTCCAGCAACAAAGTTGCTTGGAAAATTTATAGAGGACAAAGACCAAAAGAACAAATTGGCACATGACTTGGCAACTCTTGCCTCTCGCCATGCCCAGGAACTGGCAAAAGGTCAGATAGCTGCAAATGCTGAACAGGCGAAACACCCTTCAATATTTGTAGCAGGAGCCCGCCCCGCCATAATGTGGATCTGTGCTCTCGGTCTACTAACTCAATTTTTTATTATGCCCATTGCAGAATGGGCAACTATGATATGGATGCCTGAAATAAGTTTGCCAAAACTAGCCACGGGTGAACTTATGACCTTAACTCTTTCGTTACTAGGACTCGGAGGGATGCGGTCATTTGAAAAGTCAAAAGGTGTGGCTAGGGAGAACATGAAAAAATAACACAAGATTTATTTAGACATTTAAGGATACACACGATGACTAAAAAAAAGAGAGATCCTAAAGTTGGAACTGGAAAAAAGCCAAAGGGTTCTGGCAGACGCTTATATACGGATGAAAACCCTAAAGACACGGTTGGAATTAAATTTGCTACGGAGGCGGATGCCAGAGCAACTGTTGCCAAAGTTAAGAAAATCAATAAACCTTTTGCGAGAAAGATACAAATTCTTACAGTCGGTGAGCAAAGAGCAAAGGTAATGGGGAAGTCAAAAGTAGCTAGTATTTTTAAAAAAGGTAAAGAAGCAATTAGGAGAGCAAGAACATGACACGGATTAAACAATTTGCAAATGATATGGGTTTATCATACAATAAAGCCAAAGGTCTTATTAACAAAGGCAGAAAGTTAAAAGACGGTGGATCAACAGTATTGGAGAAGTATGTGTCTATAGAAATAGTACCTAAAAGAAAAACTGACAGAAGTCGTGCAAAAGAAAGAATGAAAGAAAAAATGAAACCTAAGAAGGATAAGAAGAAGCCAACGGGTAATGCACCTTTTATAATGCCTGGTCAGAAAAAAATGTTAGATAAAATGATGGGCAAAGATGCTGAGGTTTCTGCAAAAGACGGTAAAATCACTAGAATCAATAAAGATAAATCTATGCAGGCAAAAGCAGGTCAGTTTAAAAATATTGTAAACGCTTCTACTTCTGGAGGCATTAGTCCAGAAGATGCTTTAAAGAAAATAAGAAAGTTAGTTACAAGTAAAAAAGATGGTGGTGCTTTGAAAGAACTTCCTCCAGCATCAGAGAACCCAGGCTTAAGAAAATTACCTACAGAAGTTAGAAACAAAATGGGTTTCAAGAAAAAAGGTGGCACTATGAAAATGAGTAAAGGTGGTGTCGCTAGAGGAACTGGTGCAGCCGTAAAAGGAACTGGATTTAAAGGAGTTTATTAGTGGCTGAGCCAGACAGTTTTGACTTTGGAGGTTTTGACGAAGCCTACGATATCAGCGACTTCGGTGAAGATCAAGCCTTTAGCACCAGCGAGATGGCTCCAGTCACAACTATGTTTGGTGGTGGAAATTTTGTTGATGTGGGTTTGGGTGATGACGGTGATAGTCTATCTTCAATTATAAATCCAGCGTTAGGTAGTGGGAATCGTACTAACATTACCAATGTAGGAGGAGGTTCTAATTTAGTTTATGACCCAGCTTTTGCAGCAGCTATAGATATAAGAAGGGGAATAGATCCTACTCTTAATTTAGGTGGTACGGGTGGAGTAATGGTTCCAGCAGCTTTACGACCACAAATACCAGGTGAGTTTATGACTACCGATCTTGGTGAAGCTGATATGGTTAGACCCATGTTTAATTCTCAAGTGGAAAGAATCTTACAACAAACCATACCAGAAGCTGTTAAAGAAGGACCTGTTGCAAGAATAGCTACAGGTATAGGTAATTTTTTTGGGAATATATTTTCAGAGGGTAGAGATTTTGCTAAAGATGCAACAGCAGGCATCAAACTTCCTAGTTTACAAGAAATAGGTCAAGGATTTACAAATTTTATGGATCGTTTTAGACCACAAAGAACTGTAACTGATACAAATGCCATGAATATGCCAGAGGCAGCAATTATACGAGAAAAATACGATTACGGAGACAGACCACTTGTAGATGTTATGGGACAAAATACTTTTGGTTCAATGCCAATGAACACTGGCATAGCAAGTGTAAGACCACAACAAATGCAAGATGTGGATAGAAATGTTGCAGATGCTTTACAATTAATACCTTCAAATTTAGAAACAAATCCAATAGCACCAATAAGTAAAGTACAAATAACAGATCCAGTTGGTGTCTCTTCTGCTCTTCCGACAGAAGAAGACAGAGAAAAAAGAGATTTTGCAAGAGATGTATTTGCATCAAGTCCTAGTTTAAGACAACAACAGTTTGGAAGATTTAATCAAGATTTTATAAATAGAACATTAAATGCAAAGCCTTTTGATGACAGTGGGACTTTTATAAATTTAGATAACGTCTAATGAAAGTCACAGATTTTTTACATAAATATAAAAAAGCCTTGAATACTCGTATTGAAGACATTAGTATGGCTTTAACAAGCGGTAATGCTTCTGATATGGAAGCATACAAAGCAATGGTAGGTGAAATCCAGGGTCTAACCTACGCACTAGATCAATTAAGAACCCTGCTGGAGAAGACAGACGATGACATTAATAGTGCCTGAATATGTTCTTAGACAAAAAGAAGCTAAGAAAAAAGCAGATGAAGAAGCAAAAAAATTATCATTAAAAGACAGAGTACCACAACCGACTGGTTGGAGGTTACTTGTTATGCCCTACATGGGTAAAGAAACAACAGAGGGTGGTGTGCATGTACCAGATTCTGTAAGAGATAAAGAAGCTAGAGCTACAGTTGTAGCGTATGTGGTTAAAGTAGGCCCACTAGCATATAAAGATTTAGACAAATTTGGAGAAGATGGAGCTTGGTGTAAGGAGGG